CAGATTCAAGTAGAAATCATGCGTCACAATATAGCTGGGGCACCAGAATGGTTTCAGTCGAAAATTGAATCAAAATCAATATGTATGTATGACGATGAAATGATACTGGATGAATTATCAGGAGTCTATGGTGAATGGGCTATCAGCGCATATGCAGGAATGCTTAAAACTGCGTGCGATGCATATAAAGATGGATATTTTGAAGAGAAGTTTGTTCTTGTGTCTCAAATGGACTGCCGCAGTATAAGTAGAGAAGATTTTTTGAAGCAACTGCAAGATGATTGTGACACTATCGGCGAGGGACAAAATCTCGGAGAACTGAAGTCATATGTCTTATTGCAAGTGCTGAATTTGAAGTTCGGTGAACAAATCTATGTCTTTTGTTCTGATGATAAAAATGCCAGAAATGGTGTAATCAGTATAGGCGGAGCTAGATGTATTAGTGTATTGTCATCGTTTGTAAGGCTGAAAAAAGAAATTAGCTTTACGAAAGAGGATGCTATGCCATACATCGATTCTTATATGAATACTTGTTTAGGAAAAGATCAAACAGCATTCAGGGTTCAAGATACTTCAAAAGAGAGGCGAATGTGCAGGATACCATGTGAGCAAGTATTTGAAGAGATATTTGATGGGAAAATAGATGAGTTAATAACTGGAAATTTAAAATACATATAGATATTCATCATGAGGATCGTGTAGAAATACATGGTCCTTTTATTTACACGAGTAGTAAGGAAAATGCCATGCTTGCATGAGCATTTGACGAGCACCGCGATAACCCAAGAAATTGATTTCTTGGGTGTGCAGAAAATTAAGGAAGGAGGGGATTCCAGTGGCAGGAAGAAAGCCAAAGCCTACAGCGGTTAAGAAGCTGGAGGGTAATCCAGGTAAAAGAAAACTGAATACGAAAGAGCCAGTTCCGGCAAAGGGAATGCCTGACTGTCCGGAGTGGCTGCTTCCAGAGGCGAAGAAAGAGTGGGAACGACTTGCGGATCTGATGAACCAGATGGGAGTTCTGACCGAGGTGGATATGGCGGCATTTGCTGCATACTGCCAGTCTTATGCTAGATGGAAGGAAGCGCAGGAGCATATAGATTCTGAGGGATCGACCTTTGAAACGGATAAAGGATATCAGCAGCAGACACCTTGGGTTGGTATTGCAAATACCAATCAGAAGCTGATGCTACAGGCGGCATCCGAGTTTGGACTTACGCCTTCATCCAGGTCACGTATTGTGGCTGGTAGTGCAAAGGGTAAGGAGCCGGAGGATGAGATGGAGGCATTGCTTGGGGGTGATTCTTAATGGCAAAGGAACCTAGACCAAAGGGATATCCGAAGCTTAAGAATTATAAACCTTCCCAGTTCATGCTTCCGACTTCACATTATGATAAGAAGAAAGCAGACAGGGCAGTGACCTTTATTGAGAATCTTTGTCACACCAAAGGTAAATGGGCCGGAACACCATTCTGGCTATTACCGTGGCAGGAGCAATTGATAAGAGATATATTCGGGATTGTAAAACCTGATGGGAACAGGCAGTTCCGCACTGCATTTGTGGAGATATGTAAGAAAGTAGGTAAGAGCGAATTAGCAGCAGCAGTCGCTCTTTATTTATTGTATGCGGACAATGAGCCTTCCGCAGAAGTGTATGGTGCAGCGGCTGACAGACAGCAGGCATCCATCGTATTTGATGTGGCAAAACAGATGGTAGAGATGTCACCGGCTCTGATGAAAAGAAGCAAGCTGATGGGAGCCACTAAGCGTATTGTGAATTACAGTAATGCCGGTTATTATCAGGTGCTGTCAGCAGAGGTTGGCGGTAAACATGGATTTTCGGTAAGCGGTTTGGTATTCGATGAAATTCATACCCAGCCAAACAGGCAGCTGTATGATGTTCTTACCAAGGGCTCATCGGATGCAAGACAGAATCCGCTTCACTTTATTATAACGACTGCAGGTAATGATAGACACTCCATTGCTTATGAGCTTCATACTAAGGCGGTGGATATCTTAGAAGGCAGACGTGTGGATCCGACTTTTTATCCTGTGGTTTACGGACTTAAGGATGATGAGGACTGGGAGGATGAGGCAAACTGGTACAAAGTAAATCCTTCACTGGGATATACCGTTGATATTGAAAGACTTCGGGATGCGTACAGGGAAGCAAAGCAGAACCCGGCGGATGAGGTTACATTCAAGTGGCTTCGCTGTAATATGTGGGTAAGCTCAACAGTTGCCTGGATTCCAGATGCGATTTATATGAGAGGTAATGAGCCGATTGATATGGATGCACTTGCTGGCAGAGATTGCTACGCTGGCTTGGACTTATCGAGTACAGGAGATATTACAGCTTTGGTGCTGATATTTCCGCCAAGGAATGAAGATGAGAAGTATGTGCTTTTGCCGTACTTCTGGATTCCGGAGGAAACCATACCAAGAAGAGTGAAAGCTAATTCTGTTCCATATGATATTTGGGAAAAACAAGGCTATATCATGTCTACAGAGGGAAACGTGATTCATTACGATTTTATTGAAAAGTTCATCATGTACCTATCAGAGAAATATCACATTTTGGAAATAGCGGTGGATAGATGGAATGCGACTCAGATGATTCAAAATTTGGAGGGCGAAGGTTTTACCATTGTTCCTTTTGGTCAGGGATTTTCTTCAATGTCAGCTCCGACGAAAGAATTCTATCGCTTACTGATGGATGGAAGAATTATTCACGGTGGGAATCCAGTGCTTAGATGGATGGCAGGTAACGTTGTTATTGACACAGATCCTGCTGGCAATATTAAAGTAACCAAAGCTAAATCTAAGGAGAAGATAGATGGCATTGTTGCCGCAATTATGGCGCTTGATAGATGCATACGTCAGGAAGG